CTACCATTTATTTAGTTTTTCTTGGTTTTCTCAAAAATTCAATGGTTCTTTATCGCCATTTCCATCATCATAGAACCCAAAAGGAGTAAGTTCATCTTCAATCGCTTGAATCTGTTTTTCGTACATAATAGTTCTTAGGTTTATGTTATTTAGGTCTTTAAAATATGGCTGAGTTGTCAACCAACCGAAAAGAACTAAAGGCATAACTAAGTCATCATGATACCCCTCATCTGCTTCATAAGATCCTTTTTTCTCAATAAAAGTAGAGATTTCAGAAATCGTATCAGCATCAGTGATCAATAGTTTATTTTCCTCGACTAAAGATTTGAAGTTATGACACCCAATTCGTTTAATCTTTTTATCAGTGTTAACTCCGAGTTGGGTTTTACCCCCACCAAAACCAGCACCAACATATTGCCCATTAGTGTGTCTATTAACAAACAGTATATTCTCGTACTCTAATTCATTGTACAAGATATGGGCAACCTGTTCGCTAATGTTTATCTCAAGTAAGATATATGCTTCATTATATTCTTTACCTATTTTGTATAAGATGTTTGGATATAACAAAGGACTAATATCGTTCTTTCTATATTTCGCAACAATCCTATATGGTGATTCGGTAATATCAACAACCTGAAACGCTGAGTAGTCGCCACCAACACCTTTCGCTACGTCAGCCACTAAACAATATGTATGACCTTTTTGTGGTCTTACATAAACATCTAATCCATCTTTCTCATGCACCTTTGGATCTATTGGCATTCTAGCAATAACATCCGCATTGATCAAAGTTAAACTTGAGCCAAGGAATTTACAAGAAACTTCTTGGTTATATTTAAGTTCTCCGAGCATTGCCTTTTGTTCAGCTGCCCATTTTTCATCACGACCTGGAATTTCCCAATAAGGAATAAATAGTGGTGTAAAACCATTACGACCATTCTCGGCATCATTCCAGAATTTCCAGAAGTGATTATAACCAAGTGGTGTTGAACTTAAAAGAATCTTAGTTGTTTCACCAGCAGAAATAGTTGGGTAAACAGAAGTAAAGAATTCTTCCGCTACGTTGTTAGGAATAATTGCAGCCTCATCAACGTATAACATATTAACAGACTTACCACGAATACCAGAAGTAGAAGTTGCAGCAGTAAATACTTTGCTACCATTTTCTAATTCAATATCACCCTTGTTCCAGGTAGTGACACCCTGCTGCATCCAGATAGGAAGCATCTCATACATAGTTTGATAACGATCTAAAACTTCTCTTGCAGATGGTGCTTTGTTTGCCAAGATCGCTACAGTTTTATTCGCTTGAAATAAAGTATACCATAAGATATATGCGGCAGAAGTAGTAGTCTTACCTTGTTGACGACCTTCCATAAGGATGATGCGTCGGTTATTATGAATTACATTTAATTTATTTTTCTGACAATCATATAACTTAAACAACTTGAGACCATGGTCAAGTGTAACGATATAACAGTAGTTCTCAATAAAGTAAATATAATCTTGAGCACATCTCATATACTCTTTAATATTATCTGGCGTAAAATCAACAACAACACCAGCAGCTTTTAAGTTCGAATTCGAATTATATATTTCAGCCATTTACAATCCTTGGCCAGACCACTGCTCCGAAGTAACTGTTGCCGTAGTCACATCACCCTCAGCCACATATGTTCTATTGGCACCATATGATTCATTTTCTCCAACATTAGCATTAACCTGTGTAATGATACCCTGACCAGAAACTGGACCATACAAATTAAGTTTCATTTCAAAATTTAAAGTATGAGTAACAAATCTTCTATCAGTAAAAGATCCATCATACTCATCAACAACTGATACACTATTTAAAATAACAGGAACGTCCATTACGATCCCCATTTCAGGAACCATGTTAATTGTTAAAGTATATTCAGGTGTAAATGTAGGAAGGATTTGTTCAATAATTTGCATACCATCTTCTTGTGTTTTTGTCAACACATAAAGCGATAAATCTAAATTATATGGAACTGGAGTGTATACAGTTGGTTTAGTTGAAGCAGATGCGTCTGACTGGATTTGTTGCATACGATTTAATTTACGAGAAGAATCATATGAGTAACCCATTATCTCAAAAGACATTCTTGGCAATGTTATCGCAGTTACATTATTTTCTAAATCAGATTGTGAATCTAAACGAACTAACCATTTTTCTTTTGGTGCATATGAAAGAGGAACTTGTAAACGCTGAATAGTATCGCCATTAACAGAGTCACCTTGTTTGCGATCAATATAAACATCGCTGAATAAACGACCAAAAGCAACAATGGCTTTTCTTATAGAACCATGATAATATACATTTCCATTAAGCATTGTTTATTTCTCCGAATGGATTATGCTCATCAAAGTTTAATACATTACTCGCTGCAGATTTAAATGCGTCATTTTCACCAAACCCATCAGAAGATTTATTGATATCAATATCAAGAGTAGTAGTTGCTTGAGCACCAGTACCACCACCCCCAACAAAAGTAATAACTGGAGCTGTTTGATAACCAGTGCCAGCATTTGTAAGAGTTATTCCAGTAATCTTATTGAGATTCACTCCAGAAGTTCCTCTAATTGCTGTGGCTGCAGCACCAATACCAGAAGAACTTGTGAAGGTAACTGTTGGAACAGAAGTATAACCTGAACCACTATTAGTTAATGTAATGGTATCCACACGACCATGACTATTTCTAGTTGTATTAGTGCTGAATGTTTTAAGAGATTCAAACGCATCCACTTCAGCGATACCAGTATCAATTCTTTCTGAAGAGTATTGGAAGAGTTCAACTTGTAGTTTGTAAACATATAGTTTACCAAGTTGATAGAATGGGTCTTGGTGTTGAACAAATTTAAGTTCAAACAAACCACCAGTAAGTGGAAAGTAAATTAAGTCGCCTTCATTTGGGCGAGAAGGAATTGTAGTTGCACCATATCGACCAACTAACTGATTCCAACGTCTACGAGCAACTACTAAAGTTGCAGACTGTTCAATCATTAAACCAAATTTCTGAATAAATGCACCTTGACCACCAAACGAGTCTACGTTCTCAAAATACATTTCAATAGGAAATGCAGTTTTAAATTGAGAAAGGCGATCTTCACCGAGAACATTATCCTTAGACACCAAAGATCTTGGAATGTAGAAAACTTCATTACCATAAATCTTTAATGATTCAATGATAATATCTTCAATCAGGTACTGTTCGTTTTTAGTTCCCTGAGAAAAATATACATTTACAGTAGACATTTTATCCTAAGAAGAATTCTAGCGGAGCTGATTTATTTTGTAGTTCGTCTTCTAGGAGTTGAATTTCATTCATGGCTTCAGCATATAACTTATCGCCATCTAATGTTACGCCACCTGGAAGTTGAAGACCTGTAAATTTCTTAAGGTTAGTGCCCCATTGACGTTTGAATTGAGCAGAAGTATAACGCTTGATCCAATTCTCATTCCAAACTTTGGAGAACTCAGTAGGATCTAAAGCACGATATGCTTGAACGATAATATAATCGCCAAACTGAACATCAGTTGCCCAGTTAATATCTAGGTATAAACGATTTTGTAAACGATTGAAGCGATATAGAGTGTGACCATTTAATTCTAAGTCCAATAGAGCCAAATGCGCCATAACAGTCTTAAAGTAAATGATTGATGTAGAAGTTAAATCATACAAATCATTTAAACGTAATTGGTATTGCAAATCAAAAATATTCTTTGAAGATGATGCTTGACCAATTGATAATACTTTTTGAACCCCATAGACTGAGTCGGGGATATCAACATATTTCTTGTCGTACTCACCAAGAGTACAAGGAGTACCTGAGCCAAGAGTTGCAGTTACTGCACCACTGGTAATAGTTTCACCAGCAACGAAAGTTCCAACTACGTTCTTAACAAGCAAAGTATTGCCAGAAGAAGCAACGGTATTTTCTCTAGTAACTGTTGCAATAGCACCAGAAGTTGCTCCAACTACTGGCTGTTCTAAACTAAAAGAAGCAGCGTTATTAGTAGTAAGAGTTATGGTGGAAGCATGAATTTGAACTTTAAGATAAATCTGCTCGATACCCTCGTAGTGATATAGACGCCAATAATCTAGCACCTGATCAATACGGTCTTCTAACTGATCATCATCTACGTTAATCTCCAAAACTGGAGCACCTAGATCTCTGAGGCAGTATTGCTTTAGACCTTCTCTACTTGTTGGGATAGCCATTTGTTATCCTTATACCACAATCATTGATACTATACCTTTTACGGTGGCAGTACCAGATGCAGCAGTTACTAGTAGCCTAACATTTCCACCAGAAATATCAAACGCATAAGTTGTATTCTGAGTACCTGTTCCAATTTCAACGTCATCAATGTAAGCGTCGCTTTGTACAGCAGATGTGCCATCATGCACAACTAATACTTTGGCAATTTTATAGAATGTACCATTTGTAATTTGGAATACATAAGAAGCAGAACGATAAGTTGCAATAGGGAAACTATGAACAGCAGTGGCAGTAGTAATACTTCCTACGTTAAATGTAGTTTCATAAACAAGAGAGTTATTATTCTGAGTACCAGTTACAACTGGACTTGTTAATGATTTATTAGTAAGAGTATCAGTAGTTGCTTTACCAACTAATGTATCAGTTGCAGCAGGTAGAGTTAATGTACCAGATGCTGCAGCAGAAGCAGTGATTGTAGTAGTTCCTGAAGAAGAACCATTCATTAGAATAGTTTTACCAGAAGCCAATGCTACATGCTCAGAAGAAGTCCACGCTGAAGTAGAACTCACCCAGTTAAGCGTCTTATCTGTTGCACCTTTAAGAGTAATACCACCACCAGCTGCAGTAATATCAGTTGGTGATGCAACAGAACCTAATTCAATATTGATATCATCAACAGTAAGAGTAGTTGAATTTACAGTAGTAGTTGTTCCGTTTACAGTTAAGTTACCAGTAATAACCACATTGGCATTATTAATAGTAGCAGTACCTGTAGCTGCACCAATAGAAACTGTAGTTGCTGCTCCACCTATGTTTAGCGTAGTAACTGTAGAGTTAAACACAGAAGCAGTAGTGCTAGTAGTTGTAATTGCTGGCGACGCACCATTAAGAGCCAACGATGTAGCATTGGTTGCTGTAATAGTTGGATTAGCAAGAGTTAATGTACCAGTAGAAGCACCGATAGAAACTGCAGTTGCTGCACCAAACAAAGCACCAGTCAATGCATTAGTATTAAATACAGAAGCAGTACCAGTGGAAGTTGTTGTTAGCGAAGGGGATGCTCCGTTCATAGTAAACGAAGTAGCATTAGGGTTTGCTAATGTTACACTATTAACCGTAAATGTGCCTGTCGAAGCACCTATTGTTGTAGCAGTAGAAGCACCAAAAGCATTAACAGTAGTAGAAGTAGTGTTCCATAAGTTTACTGTAGTTTGGCTACCAACTACAGTAGGATTGTTTAGGGTTAATGTACCAGTTGTAGCACCAACTCCAATAGTTGTACCAGCACCAAATAAGTTACCAGTAGTGGCAACTGTGTTATATAAGTTTTGTGTAGTATTAGAACCAACAACAGTTCCTGGTCTTAGTGTTAATGTTGCGCTTGTAGCATTACCGATCGCTAGTGTAGCAGCTGCGCCAAATGCATTAACAGTAGTTGCAGTTGCATTAAACACATTCTGGGTAGTTTGTGTTCCAACGATTGTACCAGTATAATCTTTTAAGTTAGTTCTGTTCCACTGACCAATCTGAGTCGCTGCAGTTCCAGCTGCATCTTCAGCATAGAAATCCAAGTCGCCATTCGATGCACCAGCAGAAGTTTCTGCAAGAATATATGTTAACGCATCAACAGATTTAACACCACCAAGCGAAGACCAAGCGCCAGAAGCGTATCCTTCAAATCCAGAAATGCTGGTATTATAACGTACCATACCAACAGAAGGTGAACCTGGACGCTGAGCAGTAGTACCAACTGGAAGCAACCAGTGACTAGTGCCAGTTGCAGTTAGAATATTAAGACCAGTAAAGGAAGTAACAGTTGCGCCAAGAGCAACAGC